TTTGGAAATTTTGTTGTGCAGCTTGTTGAGCTTGACCAAAACCTTGTTGTAATAATTGTGCCTGTAATGCTGCTCGGTTCCTGTCGCTTGCTGCTTGGAACTCTGCTCTTGCAACACCTTCTCTGCCACCACCAAATGCACCAGCTCCAATAGCTTGTGCAGCTATTGCTGGTATACCTTTAGCAGCTTGCACATCAAATTCTTTTAAAGTCGTATCAATAACATCTTTTTGAAACGGAGATAAAAATTGTTGAAATGCTTGAGGCCCGGTGCTTGCTGCTGCTGTTTGTAAAAATGGTGCAAAAGATCCAAGACCACCTGCCAGTGATTGTGCTTGTTGAGTGAATGCACTAGGTCCAGCTACAAATTGTGGACCAAAAAGTTTAGTTAAATCTTCAGTCTTTGCATCTCCTATAGCACTTTGTAATTGTTGTAAAAAAGTTTGCCCTGCCGCTTGGATAAACGGTGCTGGTAAATTCTGTATTGTTTGAACTTCTGCCATTATACTACTCTGCTCTCTAGGTTCTTCATGAGATCATACATTCTCTGAGCGCCTTTATTAACACTACCGCCCCCCGCAGCTCTAACTGCATCGGCAGTAAATACAAATTCATTATTTGATAACATCGCTGGGATATCATCTGCTTTTTCTTTTACACCAACTGGTGGTATAAATCCACCTGTTTCTCTTAGATCTAATTCTTTAACTCCTTTAGAATTAACATTTATTGGTAAACTTTCGATGCCTGATGCCATTTCTACTTTTTCATCAGATCCCATGGCTCTATTAACTCTACCACCTTCAGCCATGTTTCCTACATCTACTGTTTGATCATCAGCTGCTTCTACCATAGCGTTTATTCTTATATCGTATTCTTGATCTGATTCTCCTGGTTCTTGTGGCTGTAGCCTTTTAAATTGTACTCTTAGTTGATCTCTTACTCTTGCTTTTCTTTGACCAAACTCTTGATCAGATTCACCAGGTTCTTGTTCTAAACCAGATAACAAACCAGTAATCGCCGCACCAACTCCGCCTACCTTAAGAGCATTTATTGCATCAGCACCTTCTTTTAAACCTAGTATATTAGAAAAACCAGGTATGGTTGCTAAGCTACCAGCTGTTTTACCAAACCCTATAAGAGGTGATCCGCCACCTATCATGGGTGCAAAGTTTAAAGCAGCTAAAGCTAGTAAAGGATTTTGCTTAACACCTTTAACTACACCTTTAACACCTTTCTTAATTGATTTAACAAGACTACCTAGACCGTATTGTGCTCTACCGCCATCAGCCATAAACTTTTGCATAAGTCTTTCAGCCTCTTGATCGAGTATATCCATCTCTTCAGGTGTTAATAATTTTAATTCTTTACCAAATAATCTTAATGATAATTCATTTCTTTCATCCATGATGTTTGGTTCTGAGGCCATTTTCTTAGGTGTTAGATCACCTTTTAATGTTATCTTTGGTGCCCCTGCTGTAAAATCTTTTGCTTGTTTAGTATCTGTTATTGCCATAATTTTGTCTAAATTTAGTTTATAGGGCAGGCGTACTTATCCTGAAATATCACACTTTATTTGATTTTTTTGTTATCGTCAATAGCTGGTTTTAGGTTATCAAAGAACCTACCACAAAATTGATGTTCACCCACATGAGTAATATAGTCCATAATATATAGATATACTTTACCACCCATATCAGTCCATCTTTGACAAAAGCCAAAGTCCTCACCAAAATAACGTTTAGTTTCAGGGTCATGAAGGGTATCAAAAAAATTATAAAAATTTTCTTTCTTAACTTCTTTTCCGTTAATATTAGTAGGTTGATATATTTTTAATTCAGGATAATGTTTTATCATATCCTCTAATACAGTTCTTTTAATTAACATACACCCGGTTGGAGCATGTGTCGCCTCTACAATGCCTAATTTAGATTCGATATGATTTTGGTTATCTAATTTTATTGGAAAAGTATATCCAGGTTTTTTTAATTGATCTGCATTTTTAGCCTTATCTTTTTCTTTAAATATTTTATCCCAGTCTAATGACTTCATTGGATATGGACATGCAATAACATCTTTGTCAGCTTTTAACATTGTCTCTATAGTTTGAAAATTAAAATCAATATCTGAGTCTATGAATAATAAATGAGTATAACCATCTTCATGGTTTAACATTTCTGCTACACATAGATTTCTACCTTGAGTAACTAAAGAAGATTGCAGTAGTGTAAAGCTAACAAGTATTTTTCTTAATATACAATCTTGTTGAAACTTTAATACTGCTTGACAATAATGCATTGAGACGTTGCCATGAACAGGTGTGCACACCATAATCTTATATGGCGATCTATCAGCTGGCTCAGATAAATCTATCACTTCCACTGTTTTTTCTTTCTCAAACCAAATGGGTTTATTGGGACTTTGCACTAATTACTCCTTTTAAAAAAGTTGTCCATTGCATAGCGATCTTATTCCAATTGTAATAAATATGTGCATATCTAGATTGAGAATCTAAATGATCATGTATCTGTTTTTGATCTAAAGTATGTGATGCTTGCTCTATACCAAAGCCAAACTTTTGGGCAAGTGCTCTATGATTAGAATCATACGGTATATACATAGGAAACTCAGCTCCTGTTTCATACAAAGCACCAAAGTCATCGACGATGCAATATAAACCTGCAGCCATACATTCTAATAAAGATATGCAGAAAGTTTCTTCGAAGATACTCGGATAAACATACATGTGATAATTTTTTAAATTATCTTTTATGTATTGATTAGGCCTGTAACCAAGATAATTTACATTAGGTAATTTATGTGCTTGTTCGTAAAGTTCTTGATACTCATGATCGTTTTGATCATAAAATTGTTTACCGTAAACCTCTGTGGATGAATATACATCTAGAGTAACCAAAGGATTTTTTACTAATTGCATTGCACCTAACAATACAGATAAACCACGCCAAGGTGTGTTTTGATGTATTATTTTTATAGGTTGACCTTTTTGATATGGCTTAGCTTGTTCTATTTTATCAATACCATTTTTAATAACTACAGATCTGTTAGTTGGTATGTTAAAATGATCTCTAAATTTTTCATATGTCCAATGTGAATTAAAAACATACCAATCATACTTATTATGATTAGCTGGGTTACTAAACCAAGGAGCTAAGTTAGGTTGATCGTAAGAATTTTTTTGCCAAAGTATATTTGGTTTTGTTGGATGTAATGGTATTTTCTCTGGCACCGAAGTGCAAATCTGTACTTGATCCAATAAATTTTTATCAACGTATTTTTCTAAATACTCGAATTGTAGTTCTGTTCCGCCTTTAGGGTTTTGATTTTTTATTATCATTCATTACTTTCTGGAAGACTTCTAAACCTTTATTAGTTACTTGAATAGTAACGTCCTGTACAATATCAGGTCCTTCTTTCTTCTCTTTATATGTTTCACCAGTTTTTGTATTTCTATATGTAACTATAGTTGTACAATCTATCTTTGGTAAATTATCCGTTTTCATTCTCTCTGTTTATTAAAGCATAACTTACAACAACTGTTACTTTATTTGCTGTAGCTGCTTGAGCTTTTATAGCATCTCCTGATTCTAAATTCAAGCCCTGAGGCGATGCATTTTCCTGTGATGATGCACCCATGCTTTTTCTAAAAAACTCTATATCAGTTGATGCAGAGCTGTCTCTTAATGAAGCATTACACAGAATAGATCCTGTGCTTGAATTTGCAAAATACACACTTTTAACTATGGCTATCGCAGTGGTTGCTATTGTTAAAACAGTATTAAGATTAGTATCAGCTAAAGATTTTATTGCATTCTTATATTGTATACTCATGATAAAAAATAATTAAACGTATCTTGTTCGTTTTTTAAATCTTGTTGAAAGGAAAAATTTAATTGATTCTGTAACGTGGTTAAAGACTCTAATATCTGTCTTTGATTTTCTACATCGTATTCCGGTTTTGGTTCAGGTATGTAGTTTGTTACTTTAGCCATTATACTTCAGGTTGTCCTCGTACACTTGCAGCTAATTCTTCAGCGTATCCCTTATCAACTGCTTCTTTAATTTGAGAATTTGTAAATCCTCCTTGTTGTAAAGTTCTAGTATCAAGCAAATTTAAACCAAACAATCCTTCAACAGGTGTTGTAAGGGCACTACCTGTGTCTCCTACTGGTATAATTAAATCTGCAATATTAGGAACTCTAGTTGAAAGATCTGTAGCGGTATTTGGTAAAGTCCCTTCTTTTATACCTTCTAATGCATTTTTAAATTGTTCTAATGTTAAAGGATTTGGCGGAGCGTCCATTAAATACTCTCCATATTGTTTTTCTATTTCTGTTTGATCATCATCAGCTGTAGTTATGTCTCCTGTAAGAGTTAATAAACCTTTATTATCAAAATCATCATAGTAAGCTGGAGTAACTCTATCTGCATATAAACCTATGTCACTGAATCTACGCATATCATACGTTGGTTCATTAAATCTTTTACCAAAACCTAGTCTTTGTCCGATACCTCTTAGTATATTTCCAAAAAATCCACCACTACCAAAAAAAGAACCTATTCCTTGATTTCTACCTTTTCTAAAAGCTCTAGGATTAAATGCCTTAGCTCTTGCTATTTCAAATGGTGATACAACATTTCTACTGTCAAAAAAACCTGGGTTAACTCTTTGACCACCACCTGCTGCAATAAATGCAGATCTTAAATTTTGTGCTTCTTGACTACCTTGAGGACGTACTCCTGGAGGTAATTCTACGGGTGGTGATCCATCAAATCCTCTAAAATCACCTCTCTCTGCAGATTGTATGTCTGCACCACCTCTAAAGCCACCAAAATCTTTTCCTCCTGGTCCAAAGTCTCCTTCTAAAGATGGTATACCGCCAGGTCCTCTGTTTGGTTTACCTTTTAGTGATCCATATAAATTTAAATCTACAAGTATCTTTTCTTCTTCAGGTGTAATGTAAGCTAGTTTAGCTGTAGGTGTATTTGGTGATGACTTAGCAATTTTTGGAACAGTCACCATTTCAGATGGTCTAAAGTTTTTTACTCCACCTTGTATTTCATAATCTATTCTTTTATCTATCGACATTATCTACGTCCATCCGGTTGTGCATCTAATCTTAATGTTCCATATCTCCAGGTTTCACCTGTGCCATCATTTTCTATTTTGACAGATAGTAATCTACCTCGAGCTCTTGTGTCTATCTTATCAGTTGTTGTGGTAACTGTAAAGGGTCCAAGTGGAGAGCTTACAGCCACATCATCTGGATAAGAACTTACAAATAAAGTAATCTGAGCATCTCCTGTTTGATATTTAAAATCAGGTATAAATCTTCTAACAGCCATGAAAAATTCACCGTCTCCTCTATAATCTGCAACTCCTGTTGCCTGACCAAGAGCACTACGTCTCGACGTTATATCCCAATCACCAGATCTTATAAATGCAGGTATAGCTGTCGTGCCCGCATTATTAACCTGGTCGGTTCCCTGCTCATGTTCATAATATATACTAGCACCAAATTTATTAGTTATTCCTAATATGTCAGGAAAAACTGGAGTAGATGTATCTTCGTAGTCTGTAGCGTATGGATTATCAAATACACTTTGATCTTGATATGTTGTTCTATCTAAAGACGACGTTGTCCAGCAATTTTCTGCGTAATTATAAGTCACACATCTATCAATTTGATCAGATCCATCCTTTGGATAAAACCAATTTACCTCTGTATACAAGTTATTTGATCCTGCAAATATAACATCTCGTGAATTAAAGTTTAATCCAAGATTATCTCCATCTGTGCTAAATACAAAATCTTCTACTAATGATGGTAATGATTTAACCGTACCATCAAATACAAAAAATCCACCTTGTGATCCCATCCAATAAACTGCTCCATTTACGAACGTGGCTGCATGTTGACTAATACATCCACAATTAGTGCCAACCTGTCTAACACTAAATGTAAATGGTGGGCCAACAAATTGAATGACATAAGCTGCTAGGTCAGTTATGACAAATACATAATCTTTACCTTGAATAGCTGATCTTATTTCATTACCTGTATCTAATCTAAACGTACCTGCTGTGTTAGTAGCTGTTGGTGTATACGTGTTTAAATCTTCTTGATTAGAAAATCTTACAAACATTGGATCTTGTGTTGTGGTGTCACCAATAGTTGTTTCTGTTCCAAAGTGAAATAAATGTCTGTCTCGATCGGAAACTAGTGTAAATCTGCTGGCTGTAGGATTATTGGTGGTTTGAAAATTAGATGTGGATTTTGAAGCTCTAATGGTTCTAGCGTTTGATGCTCCTGCATTCCATGTAAAAGTTTCACCGTTAAATATAGTTGCAACTAACACTTGACCAAAATTATCAAGACTCCAGTTTCCTGGATCTAGAGTCACAGCACTTGTTGCTCTTGCAGTTCCCCATGTAGAAGTGTTCCAAGTTGATGTGCTCCAACCAAATCCAGTGGTTTGAATAGTTGGTCCAACTTCAACGTATGGATTAACAGTAACAGCACCTGCTGCTGTCATACCTGACCCTGTTTCAACTGAAGAGGCTTGCACTGTAAATTTATCTACGTCAGGCACAGTTAATATTTCATAAACTTTTTCTAAATCTGCAGCTGTATAACCAGATGCTCCCGTAACAGTAACACCAGATAGAGTTACATATCTTCCAACTGATAAATTATGAGATCCTTTATTTATAGTTATCACATTAGAATTATTAACAGTTGTTAATGTGCCTCCAGTTATAGCTGTATCTAAAGGTGTAATATCAAAAAAGTCATTACCATAATAAAGGAACAAACCTTGCGATGTTCCAATTGCAGTATATTTTTCACCTGCAAAACTTGAAAATGCAACTTGTGCCCTGGCTGCTCCAGGTAAAGTTTTCTGAGCAGCTGTTAATTGTAACCAGCCACCTATTTTTTCAGGTAATCCATATCTAAATCTTACAAAATCACCGTCAGTCCATTGACCTTCAGCACCTGACTCAGTGTCTTGTTTGTTAAATCCAGGCTTGAATTTTAATTTCTGTAGCATATAAATCGTTATATAATACTTATATAAATAATGAAAGACTCAATATTATAATGGATAAAACTGCAAATATCACCAATTTTATTGGTGTCTATGATAATTACATTACAGAAAAAATGTGTAAGGACGCTATCAATTTATATGAAAAACAAAATAAATTTAATAATACATTTAATAGACAAGCACTGGAAAAAGCAACTGTATTACATAAACAAGATCAACAGCTTTTTTTAGAAAGTAGTAATCTTGATGTGTGGTGGGAAGATTGTAAACCTCTAATGATAAATCTTGATATGGCTTGGAAACATTATTTAAAAAACACAGGGGCAGATGCTGCTTATGATGGTGGTCCTTTTCATTACACTGTAACAAAAATTCAAAAAACTTTACCTACCGAAGGGTATCATGTTTGGCATATTGAACATAACAAAGGCTACAATAATGAACCTAGAGCTTTTGTTTATTCCGTATATTTAAACGATGTAGAAGAGGGAGGAGAAACAGAGTTTTTACATTTTTCCAGAAGAGTTAAACCTAAGACCGGTAGAATAGTTTTTTGGCCCGCAGGTTTTCCATACGTTCATAGAGGTAATCCACCATTATCAGGTGTAAAATATATATTAACTTCGTGGATGATGTTACGATGAGGAATAGGATGTAGGTCTTGCACCTAATCTAGCTATTTTATCTGCTTCAGTTTCTGTAGGGTTTCCTTCTTCGTCTACAAGATTATTGTTATCCCAATCAAATTGTAATTGAGTTAAATGAGCTGCGTCCCATCTATTTGTAAAATCTGAAAAGTCTCCTAAATCAGCATCTTCCCAAGTAGAGTGAGAAGTTTCGTCTCTATATTCCACAGTATCACTTGGATTAGATGTTCCATATTGAATAGCCCAAATGTTATTCCATTTAGCTAATCCCCAAAAATCATTATCAGAAATTTTATATCCAGTTCCAGCAGCATCACCACTTTGTTTAATAACTAGTTTGTCGTCAAATACTACTGTCCATGTTGCGTTTGTTGCCATAATTTCTCCTACGTTTTAATAATGTATATTATTGCTAAATAAGGTTGAACAACTGAAGTTGAATCACCGGTAAATGTTGCACTTAAATTATGCTGGTGGCCTGTTCCACTACCTGTGTTGTTCATATTGTTATATGTTCCAGTGGAAGCTGGAAAACCTTGACCAACATTTGAGTTCTGAAGTGGAGCATTAGGGGTAGTAGATGTAAAAGTGTGTTTGTGTGATGCTAGTTGAGCTTCTGTTAAAGTTGCGTTAGCTGTTGAACCTCCAACGTTTCCAGTAGATTGAACTGTATTTGCTCCACCAGTTGATGCTAAAGCTTTAGTTCCAGATTTACCTATTGCAACGTTGTCTTGTAAATCAGGTACATTAAAAGTAGAAGCACCATCTCCAGCTCCGTAAGTTGTTCCTATAATTGCAAATAATGCAGAATAAGTTGATCTTGAAACTGCTGCACCATTACACTCTAAAAAACCTGTTGGCACTGAAGAATCTGACCATGGCACAATAGTTGCTGTAGGAATTCCTTCGATACCTGTAAGGTTTGCTCCGTCGAAATCGTATCTTGTTGCTTCGTAATTTGACATCTATTATTTCTCCTTATACGTCCAACCTGTTGTTGCATCTCCTGAGAAGACTAAACAAAAAGCTGCGCCTTGTGTATTGACTACTAGATCTGATGCTGCATTAGCTATATTAGATCCATTTCTACCAACAGTCAATGCGTTAGAATTAAAATCATAACCTTGGTCTACAAATGAAACTTCATCTCCAGTAGCAGGTGAGGCCGGTAGAGTAATTGTAACTCCTCCACCATTTGTATTTACCAAAAGTTGAGCACCAGCTTGAACTGTTTCTGCTGCAGAAACTACTCTCCAGTTTCTTTGCTCAGATAATTTTACAACGTTTGTACCATCAGAATATAATACATAGTTATTTCCTTCAGCTAAAAGAACACCTGTACCTGATGATGTTTTAAAAGTTAAAGTGTTTCCTGCATGATCACATGCATTTTGCACGTTATAAACTTTTTCAATTGAATCTGGAATAGATACTGTTCTGTTAGCTGCTAAAGTTCCTGTTAATTTAATGACATCATTTTTACCATTTGATAAAGCACCATTTGTAAAAGTTAAAGATCTGTTAGCGTTAGTTAAGTTGAAAGTTGTAAAGCCACCAATAGCTTGTTC